TTTCTGGAATTGTAACTTCAACAAACGGAACTTTTGATGATTTAAGAATCAATAAGTCATCCGCAGCAAGTCTTGTTGTTACGAGTACAACAAACTCATCTGTAAGTATTGGTGAATCTGTAGGTGCGGGTAATAGTAGTGCTCAGTTGCTCTATACACCCGGTACAGGACGTTTGGATATCACCAACTATGATCTGGGTGGTGTAAGTATCAATCTCCACGGAGGGACTGGTACAGGCACTACAGAGAGTTTTAATGTTAAGTACGATAATACCAAACAGTTTGAAGTTACCTATGATGGAAAAGTAGGGGTTAATCGTGGAGCAACACCACTAACTCGAAACTTTGAAGTTGGTGGTGATATGTTTGTATCTAATAATGCAAAAGTTGCTGGCATTATGACCATCGGAACTGGTGCATTTGAAGTCACATTAGGTGATGGCTCTCCTTTACCAGTTTCCGATACTCAAAACTTTAATACTATTTCTGGTATCAGTACATTTAATCGATTAAATGTCGTAACTGAACTTACTGTTGGTTCTGCCATTACTGCATCTTCTAATGCTTACTTTGGTGGTGAAGTTGGTATTGGGACAACAAACAATGTTGGATTCAAAACAGGTCCAACGAATTTGATATCTCATGCCGAAGGATCTATCTGGGCAAGAAATGGATTCTATACTGCCGGAAGAGTTATAATTACAAGTAACCCAGATGGATCATATTATACAGATAATAGACTTATTCCAAGTTCCCCAGTTGATTATGGTGCTCTTGTTCCTTTCGTAGATTATGGAGATTTTCAGGCAGAATCTGGAGCAGCATCATTCCTTACTCAAAACGTTTTAATTGTACCTTCTGTTGGCCAAGCAACGGTAGGATTTGGAACAACAAATGGTGGATTAATTCCTAGAAGTTTCCTTCCAGGTGGTAATAGATATCTGACTAAAGTTGGTATCAATACTTATTATGCGAGAAGTATATTTGACGTAGGAACAGCATCAACCACGATGAACTCCTACTTTATTCCACCATCTTTAACACAAGATGAAATCAATATTATGCAAGATTTGTGGAATACTCCTACTGGAACAGGATACACTGCGGCAAATAAAGTCACTCCAGATGGTGTTGTTCCTGGTGCTCTTGTTTATAACTCAACAGCACGAGAACTTCAAGTTGGAATTGGCACTACAACATTTGCTTCTGTTGGTGTTCCAGTGGGTGGAATTATTATGTGGTCTGGAACTACAATACCTTCTGGATGGGCACTTTGTGATGGAACTAATAGCACACCAGATTTGAGAAATAGATTTATTGTTGGTGCCAATGATGTCAGCAAAACAGGAATTACAACGCAAGCAGGACCAGGATTTAGTACTTCTACTGGCATCGCTGATGATACTTATGAACCTGGTGATATTGGTGGTGAAACTGCTCATCAACTAACCGAAGATGAATTGGCATCTCACGATCACGGTTTTGCTAGCAGTAGGGGAAGTTCTGACTATGGTGGATCTAATCCAGCAAGTGGTTCTCCAGTTACTGGAACTACAGATCCAGCTGGTAGTGATCATTACCATGAAAACAGACCACCATACTATGCTCTCGCTTTTATTATGAGAACAGCATAAGACTTGACAAGACTCTAAAAACCCTGTAGACTACCTTTGTCTGGGTTGAAGATGAGAGTCTAAGCCACTTTAAGAACCGTCCACTGGGTCGCACCAGGGACGGTTTTCTGCTATAATAAGAAGGTATTCGAGAGACACCTGATGACCACCATCACTCTGCGTCCTCACCAGCAAGATGCCTGTGATGCCATGCTGGTTCATGACAAGGGTCAAATCATTGTTCCGACTGGTGGTGGCAAGACTCTCACCATGATCATGGACGTTGTTGAGAACTGCAAGTATATTGACAATGGAATGACCACTGTTGTGGTTGCTCCTCGTATTCTTCTTGCAGAACAACTTTGCAGTGAGTTTCTGGAGGTGATTGATACCACCAATACTCACATCATGCACGTTCACAGTGGAGAGACTCATCACTTCTCTACTACTAAGTCGGAAAAGATTCACCTGTTTGCTAACACTGCACGGACTGCTGGTGAGAATGTAATCATCTTCACTACCTATCATTCTCTGCACCGTGTAATGGAAGCAGATATTGAAGTCAACACCATTTATTTCGATGAAGCGCATAACTCTGTCCAACGCAATTTCTTCCCTCCCACGGAGCATTTTGCTGCTGTTGCTGACCGCTGCTATTTCTTCACTGCTACTCCTAAGCATTCTCTGTCTGTTTTCAAACCTGGCATGAATGATGCTGAGGTCTACGGTAAAGTCATCTGTAATGTTCCTGCACCTAAACTGGTAGAAGAAGGTTACATTCTTCCTCCTAAGGTTGTTGTCAAGCAACTGGACATGGTTCAGGACAAGCAGATGATTGCCGATCGTGATTCTCAGAATCTGATTGACACTATCGATGAGAATAGTCTTGATAAGATTCTGATCTGTGCACGTTCTACCAAGCAGATTGTCAAACTGCTGGCAGAATCTGACTTCCGTATGGAACTGGCAGAACGTGGTTATTCTTGCATGTATATTACTGCCAAGACTGGTGGTGTGATTGACGGTCAGAAAGTCAATCGTGAGGTTTTCTTTGAGACTCTCAATGCTTGGGGTAAAGATCCTTCCAAGAAGTTTGTGGTTCTGCACCACTCTATTCTGTCCGAAGGTATCAACGTCAGCGGTCTGGAAGCAGTCCTGTTTATGCGTAACATGGACTACATTGGTATTTCTCAGTCTATCGGTCGTGTGATCCGTCTGGGTGGCACTCAGAAGACCTTTGGACTGGTCTGTGTGCCTGTCTATGATAAAGTGGGTATCAGCACTGCCAAGTCCGTTCAGGCAGTCGTTGACACCGTTTTCCAGCAGGGTCAACCTGCAATCTCTGTTGTTCGTCGTTGATCATGAAAACCACTATTGATTTGGTTCAGGAACTTCGTTCTCTTCCTGATGTCATTTACCAAAATTTCTGCAATCAGGCAAAGATGGTGGCATTGGAGTACCCTTCTGCACACGGAATCGACTGTTTTGCCCGTGGTGAAACGATCGAATATGGGTTTATTGATATTGTAGGGCAGTATATTGACCTGAAACCTAACAAGAAGGAAGATTTCAACGATCCTGATAGTACGTACTACCTAGAGCACCTGACCGACGTGAAAACGCAAGGAAATGGGTTTTTACCACGTAAGGACAAGAAAGCTCTGTTTTATTCTAAACAATGGGATATTAAAAAGACTGCTAGTGGTGTATCACAATTTGAATCTAAGGCACACTCTTATATCTTAATTGATCCCATTTGTGCTCGCATTGCAGTGGTAGATACTAGTGTTTTCTATCGCAAACCATTCCGTAATAACTCTGCACGTATTTCATTCAGTGTAAAACCACAGGATGTTTATATGATCTATGATGGTATTAGCAGTGTGATTGATGCTTCGATTGTTCCTGATCCTAATGCAATCTATCGTGAGATTTGGAAGAAGGCAGGAGATAAACTGGAAGCACTGACCACTTGCTGAACTGTCCACCAGAAGCAGAATCACTGCTTCATTCTGCTATAATACTAAAGTAATCAAAGGAAACCACCATGCGTTGCAAAGTTCAACTCTACGTTGCTGGTAAGACTTTCTATGAGGAAATGGAGGCAACTGATTATCAACACGCACGTCAGATTGCACTTGCCCGTAATCCTGGTGCCACTGTTGTAAGTGTCAATGCAGTATTTGGTGGTGGTCAATCCAATTATGAATCTTCTTGGGTAGATGAGTATGAAGCACCTGAGCAAACATATCATTCTAGTAATACTAGTGGACTTGGTGGTCTTGTAGTCCTAGGAATTGTTGGTTGGTTGTTGTGGGAAGCATGGAAACTTGGTTCTGCAATTATGATTGCTATCTGGCAATGGATTGTGGGTGTTATACAATGGTTTATGGGATTGTTCTCTTGGATTCCATTTATGTCACCACAACTTCTTGTGGGTCTTGTGCTCGGATTCTTCTTTCTCGTTCTTATTATCGGTGCACTTGATGAGTAATTTTCTTAAACCTCATAT